TGAATGTTTTTCATGGTTTCTCCTTTAATACTGTTTCTAACTTATCAAGTGCTTTGTCCCAACTGTCGTAGTCGATGCTATTACCAAACGCTTTCATCACAGCCTTAGCCGCAGACTCAACACGTTCTAGCCTATCGATACGCGCTCGCATCAGCCGATTCTCAGTTTCTAAGTCGGCGATGTTCAAATCCATTTCCCTCTCTTCATCTGTCATGCTTCTACCTCACCCTCTGCTTCTACCTTTGCTTTAGCTTCGGTTTTCATGAATGCAATTTCGGGTTGCTCTTTGCGTAGTACGGCGTATTCCAACTGTACTCGTTGGGCATGGATAATTTTCCCTGCAGTGTTGTTCATCTCAGCGGCAGTCTTGACTTCAATAGTGCCGTTCTTAAGTCCTTCATAAAGTGTGGACAGTTCTGTTGTTAGTTCGCTGATATGGTTCATGTTATTTCCTTAGTTTATTTCTTGCGCGATCTTTTGCGCGGATTGTTTCTATATTTGCGTAGTAATAAGCTATCCTGGCAGCTTTTAGTTCTGCGGGAGTGTGTTTTACCCTGCGTCCAAACTCGTCAAACTTTCTTGGTGTGTACATTAGTCCTTTTGCATGTTTGTCCTTTCTCTTTCTTTCTCTGCTACATATCAAGCATTCATACGAATGCCCGTCTTTAGTACCCCTGCTTCTACTAAACCCAATTAGCGATTTGTATTCTCTGCATGTACTGCACTTTTTCTCAGTGCGATGCTTGTCTAGCTCTTGCACCACCCGCTTGATCTTTAGTCGAATACGTTCAACTTCAACAATTTCAAGCGGCACTGCGTCAGTTGGCATCTTTAGCAGTTGTGCTACATAGCTGTCTCTTAGTTCAATTCGTTTTTGTACAGCGTTTGCTTTTTCTATAGGGGCGCGTTTATCCCTAGCCTTCTGTTGCAGTTCACGTACACGTTCGGGGTGCGCGGCTCGATAACGTTCCCCTCTAGCCTTGTCTAATGCACGACCATGTTCTGTTTTCGCATCGGCGGCTTTCTTTGCGGCTATACGTTCCTTGTTAGCTTCTCGATACGCTTTAGCTCTAGCGGCTTTAAGCGCTTTCTTTTCCTCGTCCGTCATAAGTCATCCAACCCTTTCTTCAGGAACTCTTCAAGATGTTCATCGTCTTCTTTGGTCTGGTACATCAACTCTACAAACTGCAACAGATTAGCGAAGTCACCGCGAATCTCAATTTCATCAATGTCTTTTTCTTCTTGACCATCTGGAATAAGTCCCGCCAGTAACGCAAACGAAACGACGGAACTAAGTCGTACCCTTGAAATTTTCTTAACATTCTCCATAGCTCTCTCCGTATCCTGCCTCGCAGTTCAGTGGTAACTCCATGCCCCAATCCGGGCGGGTGCGCATGCACATCTCAACGTATTCCTTGGCAGTTTCAACTTCTGCTTCGGGTGCAATACAAGCGATGGCATCATGCACAGTCATCACGACTCGGTACTTCTTTGCAACCATTAGCATCTGCTCACCGATCACAATCCGAGCCAAGGCTTGACACACGTTCTCAATTACCTTGCCACCATAAATGCGTGTTGGGATAATTGCTTTGCCCTTCTTGGTGTCATACACCAGCTCGGATTTCCCTTCCTCGTTCTCTACTACACGCAGGTTGGGATAGCGTAGGTAAAGCGTATTAGGTAATAGGATGCCGTCACTACCCTCAATCTTTAAAATACCGCCTCGCCCAAGCGTTGTCTGCTGATTCTGTAATACTGCTTTGAGTGCTGTCGCCGCAGATTTCCATAGCTCAGTAATTTTCGGATACGTTGCGCGGTACGTGTCGATAATCCTCTTTGATTCATCCAACGTAATCGCCACATTAAAGTTTTTGAGTTGCGCCTGAAACTTTGCCGCGCCCATGCCGTATCCGCACCCAAGGATGGTGGTCTTTCCAACGAACCTTTCGTCTTTCGTAATCTGCGATACATTCTTGCCATAGATAGCAGATGCCATGATTTTGTATACATCTTCGCCCCGATCAAATGCGTCTACTAAGTCGTCTTGTTCCGCAAGCCATGCGAGCGTACGGGCTTCAATTTGTGATGAGTCTGAATCAATCATCATGTATCCGTCCGGGGCAATGATTGCCTTCTTCAGCGGTGAGTTGCGTTGTAGGTTCTGCAGATTTAACTTGTCGTCCCCACCCCACCGCCCTGTGTGTGCGGCATAGTAGCGTAGGGGTACAGGCAGTGAGCCACGTTCAGAAATACCAAGAAACCTTTCAGTCCTTGTTTCTTCTATCGTAGACTTAGTGCCCAATCTCGCTGCCACTAAAGATTGAACCTGTGTGTTCGGATGCTCGAGCAGTGCCTTGAACTCTTCGTCTGTTTTAGAGAACGCATAGGTTTGTTTGCCCGTAACGGGGCTGACCTTCATTGGTGGCGATACACCATAGCCTTCCAAGATAACCGCAAACTTTAAGTTGCTCATCAAGTCATCTTTGTCAAAGTTCTCGAGTAGCTCTTCCTTGCGTTGCTTCTCTCGCAACAGATGGTCTTTGATAAGGTCTCCATTCAACTGCAACACAGGGTCAGTGAACATGCGTACAGTCAAATCAATCAGGCGCAACTCGATAGCAGGGAAGCCAACAGACATTGCGTTAAACAATTCCCACGTAAGAGCAACGTCGTTCTTACAGTAATCTCCGTAACGCTCTAACTGTTCGGGGCTGAAGTCGGCACGATGCAGACCCAAGGCGTTCTCAACCTCAGTTCCTTTTTCACCCAATTCATAATGTTGGGCCAAGACTTTCAAACTTCCACCTACGTTCGTGCCATGCAAAGCTCTGCCCATAGACAAGGTATCAAGCCAACCTTTGGGGCTGAGTCCGTAGACCCACTTCAAAATTGCACCATCGAACGGGGCGTTGTGCGCAAGCGCCAAACTGTTAGCCCAATCGTATCGGGTGAGGAACTGGTGCATCGATTCACCATCGCCGCTGAACCACTCGGGCTCACCATCGTTGATCTGTACGGCTACGCCAATAGTCTCAAACTCAGGGCTACGAATGTATTCCTCAGTGGTAACTTTTGTTAGGGAGAACTCACGAGAATAGTACGTCTCGAAGTCGATTGTTAATATGTTCATGCGGGGTCTTTCAATAGTTTCATCATGCCTGTGGCTTCCTCTAGGTCTAAGCCTTTGGCTAGGGTCATGCTTGTTCGTTTGCCATTAACAAAATCCCATCGGTATATGGTGCATTTGCCGTATCTTCTTTTCATGTGGTACTCGGTGCGATTAAGTTCTGCATACGTTTGTCCGAATAACTTATCTAGTGCGGGTAGTAGTTCGTTAACCAACTGTTGTCGACTAATTGGCATTTTCTTTCACCCACTTTTCTAAGTAGGCTACGTTTGTTTCGTAGATGACCGCAGTCTCGCCACCGGATTCTCGGATAGCCTTAAGATTCTTTTCTTGCAGTGCGGTAGTCTTGCCGTTGCCCGCCTTGGCTTCGATCGCTAGGAACTTGCCATTCACGCAACATAGAAAATCGGGGACGCCACTGTTGCCGTAGCCAGTACCAATAGGCATGGCGTAGTAGATGTTGTGGGCTTTGAGGATTGCCTTGATCTTTGCTTTGACCTTGGCTTCAGGTGTCGTTGCCATTACTTCACCCACTCTATTAGAGTTAAACCCTTGTGCTGATACATAGCTAGGATTAACTTGTCGTGTATGTATTCACCTTTTTGCTCGGTAAAGCAATGCTCGCACCAAAACTCAATCAGCATGCCGTGACGCCGAGGGCTTGGGTTGCTTGTGGTTTCGTCAGTAATCAGTACAGTGGATGTGTCAGTATGTGCTTGAACACACGTAACTTCTGTGTGCTTGCCATCTTCGTCACGATTGAAGACTGTGACTATGGTTTGGTGTAGGTTGTTACTGTTGCACTGAGGGCAGAGTAATATATTGTCTTCTAATCTTGCGTCTTCATACCTCATGACTAACTCCAGTTATTTTCAAACTTAATAATAACATAAGTTTTTACTTTGTCAATAGTACAGACGTAAAAAAGCCACCCGAGGGTGGCTAGTGGTTTCCCTAACAAATGTTAGGACATGGTGCTCAACTCACGTTCCAAGTACCACTTGGCTTTCTCTAAGTCTTGCTTGCGGTTGCCTTTGTGGTCGGCACGTGTCAGATACTTCACTACGTTGCCAAGGTTATACCCGAGCTTCTTAGCTTCAATGAAGTCGATCGTCTCGATTCCACCTACTTTGTAATGAGCAGGGTGATTCACTGCGTCGCTCTTAGTCCATCGAACCTTATCGTTGCCCACATTAGTTAGGGTTAGACCTCCTACTATACTACCCACTTTTATGTCATCAATAGGCGCGTTTGACTTAAACAAACCCAACTGCTTCC